GATTAAGTTCACAAAAGGTAACAAAAGAATTGGGTCAAAATATTGGGTTATTGAATTCGTATGGTTTCCAAAATGGAGTTCAAGGACTTGAAAAAATGGTTCAAAAGGCGACTGAGTTTAGAATCAGTATTTCTGAAGTTTCTAAATTGGCAGATAATGTATTCACACCAGAAAAGGCTATTGATTTGGCTGCAAATTTGCAAGTGTTAGGTGGTGCGATAGGGGATTTTAATGATCCACTTAAATTAATGTATATGGCGACAAATAACGTGGAAGGTTTACAAGATGCGTTAATTGGTGCTGCTGGTTCATTGGCAACATATAACCAAGCACAAGGAAGGTTTGAGGTAACTGGACTTAATTTAAGAAAGGCGAGAGAAATGGCACAAGCATTGGGTGTTGATTATAAGGAACTAACCAACGCTGCGGTTGCCGCTCAAGAAAGATTAACCGCTGGTGAATCATTATCAGGACTTAGTATTAAAGCAGAAGATAAGGAATTCTTAACAAATATTGCTCAAATGAAAGACGGTAAAATGACCGTTGCATTACAATCTAAAGAATTACAAGACTATTTTGGTAAAACATCTGTCGCATTGGAAGATTTATCAGCATCACAAGCTGATAAATTATTGGATTATAAAAAAGAATTTGAAAAATTACCGCCCGAAGATATTATTAGAAAACAAGCAACTGATGTTGAAAACATAAGAAGAGATTTGACGTATTTGGTTATGTCCGCAAGACTTGGAGGTACTGAATTAATTGCCTCATTAGCTAAGGCGAACGGGATAACATTAGAAGAGGCAACAAAGTTTACCGCTGAAATGTCAGGTAAAGGAACGGAATGGGTAAAAAAACAACTTGCTGAAGTAATCGCTGCGGATAAAAAAAGTATAGAAAATAATCAAAAGGCTAAAGTAAACGCACCA